CCCCACCCCCGCGGACACGGATAGTTTAACATTATATAAAGTTTTAACAAAAATTATGCGTGATACAAGAAATGATGGGTTTGATGACGCAGTATTACGGTTTTCACAAGGCGTTCCACAAGGTTTACTTGATTTAAATAACGCAAATTTTAGAAGTATAGGTTATGTTGTAGATGAAGCAAAATTTCAATTACCTCAATATATACAGGCGTTTAATAACAAAGCAAAAAATGAAAAAATTAATAGTGTAAGTTCTGATAAAAGTGATGGAGACAAAAGTATAACACAATTTGTGTTAACTCCATTAGAAGCGTTAACAACTCCCACTTCCTCTGCATCTCCACCCCCAACAACTGCGGGGACGACTACATCTAGTAATACGTCTGCAGCAACAAATCCAAGAATACAGCAAATTAACCAAAGAGTAGCAGAAATTGATACAAGATTAAGTCAAATACGCACGGAAATAGAACAAATAAGTCGTATAGCACAAACAGACGATACCGCATTGGATAGGTTTGAAGAAACCACTACAAGGCTTCAAAACGAAGATAGAACCCTCCGTGCTGAACGTACCGCACTACTTAACGAAAAGCAAACACTATTACAGGGATAAAGTTTTACCCTTCTTAAATCGTTCTAAATCATATATTTTTGATATTTAAATAAAGGGATTAAAACGGTTATTTTTTAAAGGAGAAATGTATGGATAAAACATTACTAAAAGCTTATATAAGAACCATTGTGGAGGAAGAAGTTAAACGAATCCTACCAGAGTTGTTGAGTGAAGCGGTTATGGAAGTGAAACAAATAACAGAATCCGCACAACCAACAGTTGCACCAAAAAAACGTCCGTCGATTGACAAAGGACGTTTGGCGCAATTAATGGGAATAGAATATGACCGTGACGGTGGTACAATTCGTGCAACAACTTCAGGATTACGTTCCAACACGGTTACCACAAAAGATGCGGCCGGCAATCCGGTAGAAATTCCTACATCCGCAGTAAAAGCAGAGGTAGTGGATGCAATCAATAGAGATTATTCTCAATTGATGAAAGCAATGAAGTTATCATAAGTTAGGAGAATAGTATGAAAGGTGTATGTCTCCCAATGACATTAACAAATAATGGATATTTTGATTCTTGTTCTGATTTACCAAAACAAGTTAAAGCAAATTTAATTAACTTGTTGTTAACTATTAAAGGTGAACGGGTACATCAACCTGAATTTGGATGCGATATACACAAATATATTTTTGAGCATATGAACGAAAATACTATTGAAAAGTGTCGCGCAGCTATAACTAATGCGGTAACAAGATGGTTACCATATATACAAATTGTACAAATTAGTTTAAGAAGTACCGCACAAGACATTGATAACAATCAATTAAATTTTTATATACAGTATAGAATAATACCAAATAACTTTCAAGATGCGATAGAACTAGGAACCAACGCAAGTCAAAGAAGATTGAATTACTATGATGCACAACTAGCGGGTCAAGTATCAGCAAAAACGCCGTGGCAAACATTTGAACCTACACCGTTGGATAGATTACAAGTGTGGAAAGAAAATCCGTCGTGGGACTTATTGCCTGACGGAAGAAAACCTCGTCCAGAAATAGACGACAGACAAAGTAGACGTAGACCGCCAAATATTTACCAATAATTAATAGCGGAGAACAGGATGGCTGTTACAAACAAGTTTATACCGAATACAAAAGATGTAAATTATTTGGCAAAGAATTTCACAGAATTCCGTCAAAACCTAATTGATTTTACAAAATCATATTATCCTGGCACATATGCAGATTTTAATGAATCTTCACCAGGTATGGTTTTTATGGAAATGGCGGCATACGTTGGTGATGTCTTATCTTTTTATATAGATAATCAATTTAAAGAAAATTTATTGTTATTCGCCAACGAAAGAAAAAACGTAATTAGTATTGCACAATCTTTAGGATATAAACCAAGATTAGCCGCTGCAGCAACAGTAGAAGCTGTATTGTACCAAGCAGTACCTGCGTTGGGCAGTGTAGAAAACTATGATCCTGATCAACGATTTTTCTTACGAGTCAATGCAAATTCAAGATTTTCTACAAGTGTTGCACCAATTAGAACATTTAGATCCACAGAAGATGTGGATTTTGCAGACCCAACCAATCGTTCAATTAGAGTATTAGCACGTTCTCCCGCCAGTAACGTACCTACAATGTATTTAGTCTCTAAACCAGTAAGATTAATTGCCGCGGAATTAAAAACTGCAACGTTCACATTTGGAAGTCCACAAAAGTTTTCAAAAATAGAATTACCTGATTCAAATGTATTGGCAATTGATAGTGTAGAAGATTCTGATGGAAATACTTGGTATGAAGTTGATTACTTGGGTCAAGATGTTGTTGTAGAAGAACGTGATTATGGATCTCGTAATGCACAAGGTAGACTTGCATCAGGTTCTATACCAATTACAGATTCTCCCCCAACAAAAATTGCACAATTTAAAAGAAAACCTAGAAGATTTGCAACAAGAGTAAATGAAAATTTACGAATGGAATTGTGGTTTGGATCTGGAAATAATACTGTAAACGAAGAAATTGTTACATTAAATTCTACTCAAATTGCAAATAGTAAATATAATCAACGGGTAGCTAACGTAGCAATAGACCCATCTGATTTTTTGTCAACTGATACATTTGGTCTTGCTCCGGCAAACACAACTATTATTGTAAATTATTTGGTTGGAGGTGGAATACAATCTAATGCACCGTCAAACACAATTACGGTTGTAGAAAGTGCAAACGTAGCGAATAGAATAGTTGACTATTCTCCGGCCGAACAAAATTTATACAGACAAGTTGTGGATAGTATTGCAATAGAAAACCCACAACCTGCCACGGGTGGGTCAGACGTTGAAAGTATAGAAGAAATTAGACAAAATGCTTTGGCATTTTTTAATGCACAAAATAGAGTAGTTACTGATAACGATTATATTGTTCGTACAATGACAATGCCTCCGAAGTTTGGTGCGGTAGCAAAAGTGGCGGTAATTCGTGATGAACAAATTAATTCTGTTATTGCACAAGACGCTACAAAACTTGTAGTCAACAATGATGAAAATCCGTTTAACAATAAAACTTATGTAATTAATCCTGTGGCACCTAATTCTATTAACTTATATGTGTTAGGGTATAACTCACAGAAAAAATTAACTACGTTAAATTCTTTGGTAAAACAAAATTTAGCAAATTACCTAGAACAATATAGAATGTTGACCGATGAAGTAAATATTGCTGATGCATTTGTAGTTAATATTGGAGTAGAATTTAGTATTGTTGTTGAACGAACCGCAAATATGAATGATGTGTTAGCACGTTCTATTGATGCAGTTAATCAATTTTTCAATGTTGACCGTTGGCAAATTAATCAACCAATAGTTTTAAATGATTTAGAATTAACTATAGGTGCAGTTGATGGCGTCAAAACGGTACTAGACGTAAAAGTTGTAAACAAATATAAGTTTAGAGATGGAGATGGATACGAGGACTATAAATACCCTATAGATGAAGCATTAGTTGATGGAGTAATATATCCGTCACTTGATCCTTGTATATTTGAAATACGTTATCCAGAAACGGATATCGTAGGAAATGCTCGTCAATAATAGAGAAAATTATGAGAACTTTTCTTAAAACCACACAAGACGCTACCCTATACCAAAGACTCCCAGACATTAATTCTGGATTAGACGAAATATTGGAAGTAGGAAAATATGTAAAATCAACTGATAGAGCATCTTTGTATGCAACAGGATCTGTTCGTTCTTTAGTAAATTTCAATATTGTTAGTGGTGCTGCATATCCATCAAACGCAAAATATTATTTAAATTTGTATCTAGCAAATGCGAATTCTATAAACCGATACCAAACATTGGAAATTTGTCCAGTTTCACGAAGTTGGATTGAAGGTAGTGGATACTTTAATCAAGATTTTTCCAACGTAAAAGACGGATGTGCATGGAGTCGAGCAACCAGAACTACATCGTGGACAACATCTGGAAGTGATTATACTACGTCAACAACCGCTTCGTATGAATTTTCACAAATCCCACTAGCGTCTACGGTTCGAGTAGATGTGACAAATATAATAGCACCGGTGGTATCAGGATCAAATACCACATCGTGGAATGGATTAGTAGTTAAATTTCCAGACGTTGATGAACTAGATCAAAACAATACAGGAAATATTAAATTCTTTTCGGGAAACACCCATACAGTTTTTGAACCTGTATTGGAAATATTGTGGGATTCACAAACATTTGTTACAGGTAGTTTTAAACCAATTCCAAGTAGTAAAGTAAGTATTATTCCAAAAAATATTAAAGAGTCATATGTACAAGGTGAAATTGATAAAATTTATTTAGTGGTTAGAGATTTATATCCAGACAAAAAATTTGACGCAACCCAACGATATAAGAATCAATACTACCTACCATCTGAATCGTACTACAGAATTATTGATCAGGTGTCTGGCATTGAACTGTTCAGATTTGATCAATATTCTGCAATTAATTGTGATACATCAGGATCGTATATTACGTTGGATACTTCTGGATTAAATGTAAACCGATACTATACATTGGATTTAAAAATAAAAACATCCAACCTAGTATTTTTTCCAGAATTTAAATACACATTTAAAATAGACAGCGATGAATAATATTTTTGATACATATATACCAAAGTTTTTGGTAAATCTAACACGAGATAATGAAGATATAAAATATGTATCCTCTAGCGCATTTTCTGTGGAAGGTGATGTGTATGAGTTGGATGTTCGTGTAGTACAACCAAATGTACTACAGACAGAAAAATCAATAAAAGAATTAAGACCAAACGTTTCAGACACGTATCCATTTAAAATTGTTTTACCTTTAGAAAAAGATTCATCAAATGTACTACAAATTTCCAGTACAAATACGTTTCCAACAGCGTCACAATACTATTATGTACCAATGTATTTCGAAAGGTTTACGGTAAGTACGCATAGAACTATCGATAAAGAATTCAAAGAATTAGGAACATAAGAGATTATTTATGCCCAATCAAGATAATTTTAGAAGTAATTTAGCAGACGTAACCGAACCAAGATTTCTTGCTTCAAGAATGGTTAGATTTCCTACGGAAAACTTATTATTGGAAGAGATTCCGGCTAGTTTTGGTTATGATAACGAGGATACAGTAGAAATACATTTTTATACTGCACAAGATAATGTTTTAC